TGATGCGTTCTATGTTTCGGCAATTCTATGAAAATGATGAAAAATTACCTGTTCATGAACAATATGATAATATTCTCGATGTTGTGCGTGGTTACCTGCGTGCTCCTACTCTTGAACCTCTATTGGAGCAAATTGACGGTCTAGAGCTCGACCCGAATAAATTTACTTATCGTGTTCAAAAGACACGAACTTTGGAGGAACTATTTGATAAGAAATTGAAAACCAAAAAAGTATCTAATTACTGTATGGTTAATTCAGGTTGTGATGTTTAACAACTAACATTTATGGCTAATCAAAGTGTCTTAGGTGCTCCTTCTCATGTTGCACATTTGTCTCGAGAAGGTTTTAATAAAACCGCACCTTTCAAATTTACAAGTTCGACGGGCCAGTTGTTGCCTGTCATGGATGACGTGCTTAATCCTGGCGAGAAAGTACGTGTGCAGTTTGGTCTTTTTACTCGTACTCAACCTCTTGCAAAACCTGCTATGGTTGAAATTGATGAGTATATTGATCTTTTCTTTGTGCCTTTACATCAACTCTACTCTCCGTTTAAACAGTTGTTTACTGACGTAAACGATTTTGAGAGTTCGTTGTTTGCGCCTAACATGGGCGCAGATATAGGCAAGGTTTTTCCGCTTTTCAACCCTGCTAATTGGTTCAATTCTGACATTACGAAGATTGCTACGTCTGCTAATGCTCTGTCTTCTCAGTATGAACCTTTCGGTTCTTCCTTCGATGAATGGCATAATGGTGCTATGCGTTTGGCTGACCACTTGGGAGTTCCTCCTGATTATTTCTCTTATATGGGTACTAGCCCCGATGCAACCGCTATTCTTCATCATGAACTTTATCAGATGGCTATTCAGCCTATGAAGTTTCTTGCTTATCAGAAGTGCTATTTTGATTATTATCGTCTTTCATCTTGGGAAAACAATAATATCTATGCCTATAACATGGATGTAGTGCAGGATTTTGATGCGATGGCTGGAGCTTCAACAATTTATAGTAGTAATCTCTACAATCTTTCATCTGTTTTCACTCTGCGCTATCGTTGTTTGAAACGTGATTATTTCAAGGCTCTTGAGCCTTCACCTTTGATTCGGTCTTTCGGTATGTTATCTGATGTGGTTGGAACTGATACTCTTATGGGTTCTGACCTCAAGAATTGGCTTTATACTGGAGATACTCTTGGTGTCGATGATTTTGGTAGTATTAATGATTTTGGCGATGTTAATAGTCGTTCGGTTGGTGTTGAATTGAATTCTCAACCTGATGGTCTTTCTCTTGCTGGTCTCCAACAGGCTTACGCGGTGCGCAAGATGTTGACTATTACTGGTCGTGCAGGAAAACATTATGATGACCAAATTCTTGCGCATTTTGGTTTCAAAGTGCCTCAAGGGATCAGTAATGAGGTGTATCATCTTGGTACACATCACCAAAAGATTCATATTGGAGAAGTTATCAGTACTGCAGACACCTCTGGTGCTCCTCTTGGTCAGCTTGCAGGTAAAGGTTATGGTTCTGACAAGTCACGTGTAATTAAATTCGTTGCTCCTTGTCATGGTATTTTGATGGCGATTTATTCTGCCGTTCCTGATGTTGACTATGTTCAAGGTTTTGACAAGACTAATGTTTACTATACTAGGTATAGCTTTTGGCAGCCTGAGCTTGATAAGCTGGGTATGCAACCCTTGTTCGGATATGAGGGCTATTGTGGTAATGACGGTTCTGTTCCGACCAATTCTGTAGGCTGGCAGTGGCGATATATGGAGCGTAAGACTTCGTTCAATCGTTGTACACATGCATTTGATTCAGAGTACAATAATGCGGTTAATCATCCTTTCATTAAGAATGGTCCGTTTGCAGATTGGACAGTCTCGATGCGTGCGTCTTTCACAGGCGGTCAGCTTTATCGTTTTTGGTGTCCGCCTTCTGCCCTTGATTGTGTTATGCTTCAGACTTATCTTCGTAAGCCTACCCTTACGCAGCTTCGCTCTGATGACTGGCGACAGTATCTCTATGGAACTGACCCTCTTATTCATTGGTTACGTGTTGCCTATAAGAAGGTCTCTAATATGTCAACTTATGGTGTCGAGGATTTTTAATTAAACAACTATGAGAAAATTATCTAAAGAGCAGTTCGATAGGAATAAGGCTCTAGGTCTTATGCCTTGTGCCACTCTTAAAGAGTGGAATGATACTTGTGAAACTCTTACTCCCTATGATGAGCCTGAGAGTGCTACAGCTAATCCTTTGTTATCGCTTATTTATGCTCCTGATGAGATGACAGGTGCTCCGAAGGGCGATGTCATTTTGTATCTTTCGCCTAAGACTGACCCGCGTATTAAGGAGTTCATTCAGGCTAATCTTCTTTCGCCTGTCCCTGTTACTCCTTCATCAGGTCTTGATGATGATACGATTATGAAGTACATCAAGGATAAGGATGAAACTGTTGATTCTTATGCTAATCGTATTTCATCTATGATGAAGGAATTGCATCAGGTAAAAGAAACTAAAGATTTGAAATAGTATGGCTTCGATTCTTGGTACTCTTGGTTCGATAGGTAGTGGAATTGTTAACGCTTTGACTTCCTCTCCTTTAGGTTCTGCTGCTTCTGCTGTCCTCTCTGGTCTTGGTTCGTTCTTCGGACAAAGTGATAATGAGAATTATCAGCGTGAGCTTATGCGTGAACAGATGAATTTCCAAAGTTCTGAGAATGAGAAGGCCCGTGATTGGCAGGCTGAACAATGGCAAAAGCAATTCGATTTGACAAATGCATACAATACACCTGAAGCTCAGGCTGAGCGACTTCGGCAGGCTGGCATAAATCCTTTAGTAGCTTTCGAAGGAACTCAGTCCTCTTCAGGTTCTGCACCTGCTATTGCTACACCTTCTACTAGCCATACGGCTTCGCCTGTTCCTGATTATTCAGGAGTTCTTACGTCAGGTTATAATAATCTGCGTTCTCTGACTGATACGTTGAAAACGTTGTCGGATACACGTGGACAGCACATAGAGAACTCTCGTCTTGGTAATAAGATTGATACTGAGATAGAGGAAACTCTTGCAAGGATTGATAATGAGAAGGCTAAAACTGAATATCAGAAGTTAGTCACTCAGCTTGAAACGGTCTTTGGTGCTGCCATGCGTTCTAAGGAATTGCAGAAATTGCAGTCTGAACTCTATCGTAATATTGCTGATTCTCAGCTCGCTATTTCTCAAGGTAAGTATTATGATGCATCTGCTCTTACTCAGTCTTATGAACAGTTACTGAAGTACTGTCAAGCTCATAAACTTGATAAGGAAAGTGAAATGATTGAACTTCAAATGCAGTGGTATGTCCCGCAGGTGCAGTCTGAAATTGCTCGTAATCGTGGTCAGGCTGCTGCTGGCTTCGGTTCTGCCGAGGAAAGTCATGAACAGGCCGAGGATATTCGTCAGACACGTGCTGACCGTCTGCGTATTCTTGCAGCTACTGCAGAACTTGATGAAGTTCAGGCAAATGTTGCGGTTGAGACTAAGCGTGAGAAGATTGATGCACTCTTGCAGGAGTATCGACGTGCTAAGGTTCTTACTGACGAGGAGTATGAAAAGTATCGTCAGGAACTTTATAAGGCGAACACTCAGAAAGTGGATAAGATTATGGAAAGAATTAAGTCTAGTAATGACATTCTCAAAGGAGGTCAGGATATAATGTATCGCCCATGGTCTGAAACATTGAAAGTTGGAAAGATGTTTGGTTCCTTCTTTGAATAATTAATTGAGCGCTGTCGTTCCGATGGCGCTCTTTCCTTTGTATTTATTTGCAATCATATCTCGCTACCCAGACCACGAGGCACGAGTGCACTGGGTAATGTCTGCCGCATGGTTGAAACGAGCTATGCGTAAGTTTCCCCCTTATACATATAGAAATAAATCGTAAATTTTTGTGAATTATTATATATAAAATATTAACATAATATAAAATAAAAATAAATAGTTCACATAATGCCGATTATATTTCTTATATTTGTGCCGTAGTTTTTAATAAATTTAAGGATTTATGCATTATGAGAAAACTTTGTGAATTAGAAGGTCTTATTAGTGAGTACCGCTATTTGCTTGATTTAAAGCGTTCTTATGACGGTATGATTGATTTTATTAAGAAATGTGATTCTACTTTTTGTGTGGATTCATTTTCTTTTCATTCTCTTGGTGATGTTAAGGATTTTGTTTTTTCAGAAGGTTTTTCTCCTTCTTCTGATGAAATGATTTCTTTGCTGTCTGTACGCCTTGATTCTGTTGAGCTTCGTTTGAAAAGTATTCGTTATGATTTTATTACTCTTGATATAGATTGTTTCGATGAAGGTTAAGGTAGAGTGTTATCATTTTGACAAGTCTAATAATCAGGTATCTGATTTCTCGACTTGGATTATTGTTGAGTCTTTGGCTGAATTGCAGCCTGTTTCTTTCTCTTTGCGCCTGTTGTTTCCTCGCGCTGATTACGTGAATTTTTCTATTAACTTAAAAGATTAAATAATTATGGATGAAAAGAAATTTTTAGTGATTGAGTTTGTGAAGAATGGTGAAGTTATTATGTCATCTCCTCTGCGCTCTCCTGATGCGCTTGTAGGTGGTGCTTCCCTTCTTACTGACGGTATGGAGATGCGCGTGCGTTTCTCTGAATAGTGAGATTATGGCCGTGACGTAACTCGTCACGGTCATAATTTTAACTATTATATGATAAGTCACACACATGGATTTAGACTTACCTTTTGCTTATGGTACAATTAGAAATGACTGTCTGCGATGTCACGACTGGAGAGATTCGAAAGTCTTACCGTGAAACGATTGCAGGTTCGGAGAATTTGAAACAGGCATTGCGTACAAAGTACGCAGATGCGATCTATCGTGTAATGACCGATTGTTTCAAATATCCCAATCCATGTATTTATCTGCGTTCTCAGGATGTTTATAATGCCATTGAGGAAAAGATTTGGTATGATAATGAGTAGTTATGTGTACTTCTCAACGTTGGATTTACAATAAATATAATCATCATAAGATACTTGTTCCCTGTGGTAAGTGTAAGTCTTGCCAACAGGAAAAGGCTAATCGTAGGACTGCGCGTATCCGCCATCAGTCCTCGATAGGTGGTTATGTTGCTCTGTTCTGTACGTTGACTTATGCAAATTGCTTTGTTCCTTATATTAGACGTTCTGATTTGGAAAGCTATATAGATGCTTTTCAGCGTGATTTTTCTTTGTTTCAGGATTCCCACGATTGGTTGTCTGATTCAATTGGTTCTCAGGTTCGTGGAAAAGGTTCTTTTTCACTTCCTGTCTATCGTGATTTTACTAAACGTCGTTGCCGTGTTTCGGCTAATTATAAAATGCAATATAAACCTGTCAAGGTTGGTATGTTTGATACTATCGAATTTGACAAAGATATGATTAATGAATATGAGTGTAATAGTAAACAGCTTACTGGCCTTAGAAGGAAAGGTTCGGAGTATATCGGAATTTGTTATTACAAAGACGTACAAGATTTTTTTAAACGTGTTCGTATCAGGATTAAACGTGAACTTGGATATGTTCCGAAATTCCACTTTTATTCTTGTTCAGAATACGGTGAAACGTATCGAAGGCCACATGCGCATCTGCTTGTATTCGTGCCTTCCTCGCAGGTCGAGGTTTTTTGGAGAGCCATTGATGCGGCTTGGCCGTTTAACGGTAAAATGTGTCGATCTCGAAAAATCGAATATGCCGTTAATGCGTCATCTTATGTGGCTTCGTATGTTAATAGCGGTGCAGATTTTCCTCGAATTCTATCCTCGCGTTGTCTCAGGCAAAAACATTCTTATAGTCAAGGCTTTGGTACAATGGCGCGTTATCTGTCTTTGGCTTCGATTATGGAGAAAGCCGACAAAGGAGATATGCGCTACCTTTGCCAGACTACTGTTAACGGAGTACCCGAAACTCGTCTTCTGCCGATACCCGAATATGCTGTACATCGATACTTTCCTGACTTCAAAGGAAATCGCTTACTTACTGATGCAGAGACAGTCGAGTTACTTGACAGGCCTGAGCCTAGTTCGTTCTTTCGTTATGCGCGTAGATTGGAACTTACGTCTGATGAGGTACATAGCTTGGCCGTTCGATTCTCGAATTCGAAAGATAGGTATCTTAACTACTTTGGTTGTCTTGAAAATGATAGTGGATTTGCTCCTATGTCTTATGGCATGGCTTATGTTCACGTAAGAAATGCAATGATGCGTTCTATGTTTCGGCAATTCTATGAAAATGATGAAAAATTACCTGTTCATGAACAATATGATAATATTCTCGATGTTGTGCGTGGTTACCTGCGTGCTCCTACTCTTGAACCTCTATTGGA